CTACTAAACAGTTTAGTAGTTGTGTGCTTATCCGTAGTGACGATGACCTAGACAGCATTTTCGCTTCAGGTGAGATGATGGCCAAGTATGCAGCCAAGCGTGCTGGTATTGGTCTAGAGATAGGTCGTTTGCGCCCGTTAGGGAGTCCTATACGAGGCGGGGAAATCATGCACACAGGCATGATCCCCTTCCTTAAGAAATGGTTTGGCGATTTACGTAGTTGTAGCCAAGGTGGTATCCGTAATGCATCAGCTACTGTGTTCTATCCCATATGGCATCATCAGTTTGATGACTTGATCGTATTAAAGAACAATCAAGGCACAGAAGAAACACGTGTGCGTCACATGGACTATGGTGTTGTACTTTCAGCATTCTTTTGGCGCCGTTTTAAAAACAAAGAGAATATCACGTTCTTTGATCCTAACGAAGTACCTGATCTGTACGAAGCATTCTACAGGAACACAGCACAGTTTGAAGAGCTGTATGTAAAATACGAAAAGCGTAAAGACTTACGTAAGAAAACAATGAGTGCTGAGGAAGTATTTAAGAGTGGCATACTGAAAGAGCGTACAGATACAGGACGTATCTATCTAGTGTTTATTGATAACGTAATGGAGCAAGGGCCTTTTGATCCCGAGTATCACACTATCTATCAAAGTAATCTATGTTGTGAAATCTTGTTACCTACTAAATCTTTTAAACGTTTAGATGATATTGAAGGTCGTATAGCATTGTGTACCTTAGGAAGTATCAACTGGGGTGCTTTCCGCAATCCAGAAGACATGCGCCGTGCTTGCCGTATACTACAGCGTAGTCTATGTAACATACTTGATTATCAAGACTTCTTGAGTATTCAAAGCAAGTTAAGTAACGATGAAATACAACCACTGGGTATTGGAGTTACTAATCTATCCTACTGGCATGCCAAGCGTGGATTAAGGTATGGAGAAAGTGATGCACTACAAGATGTTAAAAGCTGGATGGAGCATCAAGCATACTATCTAACAGAAGCCACGGTTGAACTTGCTAAAGAACGTGGTGCATGTTTACACAGTGAAAAGACACGCTACGGCCAAGGTACATTCCCCTGGGAATTACGTGCTAACGGTGTTAACGAACTTGCAGACTTTGCTCCGGAACTTGATTGGGAAACACTACGTGCCGATATGAAACAGTATGGGGTTAGAAATGCTACACTTATGGCTATTGCTCCTGTTGAAAGTTCTAGTGTTGTTATTAACTCAACTAATGGTATTGAAATGCCTATGAGCTTGATTACTGTTAAAGAATCCAAAGCAGGATCATTCATACAGGTAGTTCCAGAATATAACAGATTAAAAAATAAATATCAGTTAATGTGGGATCAGACAGACTGTTCTGGGTATTTAAAAACAGCAGCAGTGTTAGCAGCTTATGTGGATCAAAGTATAAGTACAAATACTTTCTATAATCCAGCGCACTTTGCTGATAGGAAAGTACCTACAACATTAATTGCTAAAAATTTAATGCAAGCACACGTATGGGGTATCAAAACATTTTACTACAGCCTTATTAATAAAGTAGGAAGTAAAGATGTCGATGAAACAGAAGAATTAAAATATAACGGAGTCGACGCAGAATTATTAGAAGAAGACTGTGAGGCATGTAAATTGTAATACATATGAAACGTAATCCTATTTCTAGTCCCTGTATAGCTGTATGTGAGTTTGTTGATGAAGTCTGTACTGGTTGTTACCGCACACAAGATGAAGCCTACGAATGGTATGAGCTTACTGATGAGCAAAGAGATGTAGCTTGGGATAGATTTGTTACACAATGTAAAGAAAATGAAAAACAGGAAAATACCAATGAGCCAAGCGCAATATAACCTAAACACAAAGACAGACTATCTTAATCGTAAGATGTTTCTAGATCCAGCAGGACCAGTTACCATCCAACGATTTGAAGAAGTAAAATATAAAAAGATTGCAGACTTTGAAGCAACAGCACGTGGCTTCTTTTGGCAACCAGAAGAGATTAGTCTAAGCAAAGATTCAAACGATTTCAAAGATGCCAGCGATGCTGTTAAACATATCTTTACCAGCAATCTGCTACGTCAAACAGCATTGGATAGTTTACAAGGTCGTGGTCCAAGTCAAATCTTTATGCCTGTAATATCGTTGCCTGAACTAGAAGCACTAGTCTATAACTGGACATTCTTTGAAACTAACATTCATTCAAAGAGCTACAGTCATATTATTCGCAACATCTATAATGTACCCAAGGATGTGTTCAACACAATCCACGACACTAAAGAAATTGTAGACATGGCATCAAGTGTAGGCAACTATTACGAAGCACTACACGTTATTAACTGTCGTAAACAGTTAGGCGAAACAATTCCAGAGAAAGAATACATCAAGGCAATTTGGATGGCATTACATGCTAGCTATGCTTTAGAAGCATTTCGCTTTATGGTTAGTTTTGCTACGAGTTTGGCCATGGTTGAGAATAAAATCTTTATTGGTAATGGCAACATTATCAGTTTAATTCTACAAGACGAACTGCTACACAAAGGTTGGACAGCTTATTTGATTAATCAAGTTGTCAAAGAAGATTCACGATTTGCCGCAGTTAAGACAGAATGTGAAGCAGAAGTATATGCTCTGTATGCCGATGTAATCCGTGAAGAAAAAGACTGGGCAACCTATCTATTTAAGATGGGTCCTGTGATTGGTCTCAACGCTAACATCTTAAAAGAATTTGTTGATTATACCGCATTGAACGCATTAAAAGATATTGGTATACGTTATACAGAACCAGCACCAAAATCAAATCCAATTCCGTGGTTTATGAAACACAGTGATACCCATAAAAAACAAACAGCACTACAAGAAAATGAATCAACTAATTATGTTATCGGAGTAATGAGTGAAAGTGTAGATTACGATTCACTCCCAACTATATAATATGTTTAAAGCACAATTTAAAACTAGATCACCATATGAGTCTTGGACAACACTAGGTCACTACGGCACAGAAGCTGCGGCAATATCAGCAGCACTGACTAAAAAGAATGCCGGTGCTCTATTAGTACGTGTTACAGATAAGAATGGTGGTATAGTATATTCAGGTTAAAGGAGCCGAAATGAAAGCTGTAGTTTGGAGCAGACCCGCCTGTCCTTATTGCGATCAGGCTAAAGCATTATTAAAGATGAAAGGAATCGAGTACGAAGAAAAAATTATCGGTGATGGTTATCTTAAAGAAGATTTGTTAGAAGCAGTACCCGGAGCGAGATCAGTACCACAGATTATTTTAGATGAAAAGTTAATTGGTGGTTTTCAAGAATTGAAACAATATTTTGCAAAGGTATAATATGTTAATTGACAGAGGTGTAATGGTAGGTGAAGTAATCACATTAAAACTAACTTCAGGCGAAGAATTAGTTGCTAAACTAGCAGAAGAAACGGATACATACTATAAGTTAAGCAGGCCAATGGTTATTGGACAAGGACCAAAAGGTCCGGGGTTGATGCCATACTTGTTTACAGTGTCTCCTGATAAAGAGATTAAACTTCTTAAACAAACAGTAACGGTAGCTGAAGCAACTGATAAAACTTTTGCTGATCAGTTTTTACAGAGCACAACAGGCATACAGTTAGCCTAAGGAATAAGAAATGCCATATCAAACAGGTCTTGGTCCGTCAATATTAGATGTCTGGTACAGTCCAGATGTTTTTATCAATAACGTTCAAGCAGCGTTATGGTTAGAACCATTGCCTAGTCCAAATAGTGCATCTGGTGAACCTAGCAGAGTATCTCTATCACCAGCGCAGGCAGCCGCAGTTGTTGCATCTGCCGCAGCCGCAACTTCTACAGAAGAGCAAGATGCAGGATTAGCAGGCAAGGGTGAAGTTCCACAAGAAGGTCCGTTAGATTTTGCTAGTCCGGATCCTCGAGGACCAATATCGTCAGATCTGTTTACAGCATTAGGGCAAACATTAGATGGTTGTCTAACAGAATCAAACAGTGGGTTATGGAAAGAAACTACTACCAATGCTAGAATCTTATCTTGTTTTAAAGCGGTAGGTTTTAATGTCAGCAATGATAAAACTACACCGTGGTGTGCAGCATTTGCCGGTAGTATATTAAAACGAATTGGTGCACCTGCATTAAAGACTCTCAGCAGTTTAGCATATTCAGGTTACGGTACTTCAGTAGGATTAGATCCAAGAAATTGGAGATTAAATGACATTATTATTTTTACACGTAATGGTGGCGGCCACATTGGATTCTTTAGAGGATATAATCCAGCAAATGGAACTATATCTGTGCTAGGTGGCAATCAAGGTGACAATCTCAAATTAAGTAATTTTAAAAATCCAAGTTCAAGCATGCCTATATCTCAAGTACGCCGTGCTTGGTCAATCCCAGCTCAATATGACACGGTAGTAACATATTCCGGCTCAGGTTCGGGTTCAGTCAAAGTCGTCTAAACAATGAAAAAAAAATTATTCTTTATACTAGGATGGCTATGTCTAGGATTAGCCTATCTTGGTATGGTAACTCCAGGCCTACCTTGGAGTATATTCATAGTCAGTGCGGCATATTGTTTTGCTAAAAGTTCTGATAGAATGTACAATTGGATATACAGTCATCCTAAGTTTGGACCGTTCCTAACAAATTGGACTGAAAAGAAAGTATTCCCAAAGAAAATGAAATACCTAATGATAATAACAATGTCAACAACATTCTTATTCTTATTAGTAACAGCACCACTTAAGGTAGCATTATGGAGTGGAGCATTTATGTTTTTAGTGGCAGTGTGGGCATGGAGATTTCCCAACACCGTAGAAGAACATCAACGCAGGATTAAAAATGGAGAAAAGATTGGATGGCTAAAATAACATTAGAAGAACTTTGTGATATCGCATTTGCTGTAGAAGAAGGCGATCCTTTTGATTGGTCAGTGTTCGCATCTGGCAAAGAACAAGCTATGAAAATGATCGGCACAAGTATTCTTGAACAGTTTGATCTTGAAGAATATAATCATTCCCAACGATTGATAATATTAGCCGCTATGACTAAATTGGTTACAGAAAATATGATTTTACATTCTAAAGTCTTGACACTTTCTAAAAAAGATGCTTAAATAGCATATAGAGGGAGATAGTATGGGCGAGATATTTTTAGTATGCGTAGTGGTAATTATACTGCTCGTTATAGCAGAAGAATGGGGCGAAGCCTTTGATGAATGGCGCGATGGAGATGATGAATTGTAGTATGGAATATTAAATAAAATATACCACACAAGATGGTTGGCAACATACCTAATGTTGTAATTTTAAAATTAAGGAAATACAAGTAAAATGGCAACAGGAAAAGTAAAATGGTTTAATGATGCAAAAGGTTTTGGATTTATTACTCCGGACGCAGGTGGTGAGGATTTATTTGCTCACTTCTCAGCGATTGAGAGTTCAGGATTCAAATCATTGCAGGAAAACCAAGCAGTAAAATTTGAAATAACGACAGGCCCTAAAGGCAAACAAGCATCAAATATCGTACCAGTTTAATAGGTACTAAAGAATTGTTGTATAACTCTTAAAGTAAGGCATGTTGGACGCGGCCTGCGACAAGCCGCCATCTCCACCAGAAGTGTATTATTATCGGCGGGCGAAATCCCT